TTTTCTCTATTACTTCTCTTTTTATTAACATACATCCAGTTGGTGAGTGTGTAACTTCAATTACGCCATCCTTAATTCTTATATTCTTATCATCCTCCACTTTCATAGGGTAAGTATACAAACCACCATACTTTAATTCTTTTGCATTTTTAATAGTGCCTTTCGATAGTCTCTCCCAACACTTATCCCACATAAGTTGTTTAAGCGGATAAGGAACAGATATAACATCTTTATCAGAGGCAATCATTTTAAACACAGATTGCGTTTGAAACTCTATGTCTGAATCAATAAATAATAGGTGTGTATGATTACTTTCCATAAAACTAGATACACATAGATTTCTACCTTGTGTTACTAAAGATGATTTCATAACTTGAAATGATGCCTGTATGTTATTAGTAATACAATGTCTTTGAAAATCTAAACAAGCCTGAAAGTAATGTATAGATACATCGTTAAATACCGGTGTGGCAACGAATATAGATATTTTTTTAGGTTTAAGTTCTTGTGTTTTTACTTTTTCTTTTTTGTCAAACCATATTGGTTCATTTGTTTTTTGCTGCATTTAAAGCTCCTTTCAAAAAGTTTGTCCAATGTCCAGCGATGGATTTCCAATTATAAAAATGATTGTAAAAGTTTTGCTGAAATTTAAGATGTATATGTAGACCTGGGTTATTTATCTGTTCAGGTATACCCTCTATAACCGATGCAAACTGTACAGCAAGATTTCTGAAGTTTTCATCATAGTTTACATAAATCGGAAACTCAGAACAAGTCTCATACAATGCTCCGTTGTTCGTTGTTGCTACATACAAACCACAGGCTAGAGCTTCTAATGCAGAGATACAAAAAGTTTCTTCCCATATATTAGGGTATACGAAAGCATCATAGGTATGTAAATTTTTCAGTATATAATCATTAGACTTATATCCTATGTAATTTACATTTGGTAATTGTTTAGCTTGATCATACAAAGCTTGATATTCTTTGTCATTGTCCTTTTCAAAATCTGATCCATAAACTTTAGTGCTACTGTAAACATCTAAGGTAATGTTAGGATTATTTACAAGTTGCATAGCTCCTAATAAAACAGACAAACCTCTCCAAGGAGTAGGATGATAGATCAACTTTATTTTTTCTCTCTTCATTTTAGGATCTCTTAACTTAATATTTGTAATGCCGTTTTTAATTACTGTGCACTTCTGATATGGTATGTCAAAAGTTTTTCTAAATTTTTCATAATTCCAGTGACTGTTAAAAACAAAATAATCATATTGTTGTATTTGTGCTTTGTCTTTAAAAAAATCTTGAAAGTGTGGCTGATCAGGTGCCATCTTTTGCCAAAGAATGTTTATCTTATTCGCAGCCAAAGGCACTCGACCTGGCACTGATAAACAAATTTGAAAGTTGTCTAACAAAGCTGGATCTACAAACTTTTTTAGTAACTCGTATTGTAATTCTGTTCCGCCTAATGGTTTCATTTTATAATAAAATTAGCTGCTACTGATACTCTTTCTATATCAGACTTGAAAGGATTTACAACGTGTTTTAACCAGTAAGGAAATATAAGAAAGTCACCCTCCTCTGGATAAAAAGAATGATGGTTTTGGCAATCTGCAAGAGCCTCTCCGTAGATAAAATTCACTGAACCTGGTTTATTATTTTGACCAGCACATATCATTTTATTACCCTCTTCTTTGAGCTCCTTCGGTGTCCTAATAAATAAAACGCTAGAGTAATCGCATTTAGTATGTGTGTGTATTGGGTTGTATTCTCCTTTCCTCATATAATTAACCCAAGCAGAGACAGGTTCTAATTTGTTTAAGTCTTTACCAAAATACATTTTATAAGCCTTTGCAAACCCCACATAATATTTCTCAGTTATTGTTTTAAATTTTTGCAGATCAATTGTATATTCATCTTTTATGTGACCTGCTAAATTTTTTCTAAAATCGTTTTTAGGATTTTTATTACAAAGTTTAAATATTAATTCTACATCTTCCTTCGATATCTGAGTCCTATATAAACAAGGTCCCCATAAATAAACATCACTCATAATTTTTTAAAAAACAAATTTATTGTAACTCTTCCGTTATAAATATTATCACCAAAATGTCCATAAGCTTTATGAGGGTATTGTGATGTAAATATAACTAACCTATTTTCAACATATTTAACATCCTGAACTATTTCTTTTTTATTATTATAAAATAATGTCCCAGATTTTAAATTATCATTATTTATATAAATCAAACCACTAGCAGTAGTATTGTCAGTGTGGATCCAATCATCAGAGTCATTCACTCTTAAATGACCATAAGTTTGCATCAAAGCACCATTTAATATATCTAATTTTAATCTACCTAAATTATTAGTTAATACTTTTGTCAATTCTTTATCATATAATTCTGCTGTTCTTTCTCCTGGCCATTTGTTTTTGTTGTTAATATATTCTGGATGGTTCTCGCAGGTATAAAACTTTTGTGCAAATAATTCTTCTTTAACAATATCTATATTTTCAAAAAAATTATCTAACGTATAAATCATATCAACTGTTTAAAATTTTCTAGTATATTATTTACATTTATGTCAACTGTATGTGGTGTTTCACTTATCATATTTATATTTTTATTATATCCAAACTGTTGAGGTGATGTTTCACCCCATAAAACTAAACCACGTTTGTTTATTAAATGGTTGGATGCAAAATGTTGAAGTGCACTGTCTATACCAATAAAGGACATACAATATTTAGACAATATAAAGTATTGCTCTGTAAGTTTAAAATCCATTTTCAAAGTTTGTTCATAATTTAAATTATCACTTCCAAAAACTAATATGTTTAAATCAGGTCTAAATTGTTTTATAGAATTTATTAAGTTTTGACCTTGTTTGTAATCTCTTAATAAACCAAAATTATATTCTTGGTTTGATGGACCACCAGAAAACTGAACAATTATAAAAGGGGTTATCTTTGATATCACATCCTGTAGTTTTGACTCCAAATCTGCTCTCCAGTAAATCTCAGGTAAAGATTCTTGCACGGGTAGATTATTTAATTCTTGAAAGCTTGTTATTAAATGTTTATCTTTTTTCAACCAGTTTGAATAATAAGGTTCATTACCATTAATTGTTTCATACTGAGCATAGTGATCGCGCTGACCTATCCGTGATACAGGACTACATTGTAAAGGATTTGATGATGCAACATACGGATTATTATAAAAAACAATTGGAAATGTGGCTTCTATACAAATTTTACTTTTATGTTTTTCGTAGAGATCTTTTAATATACTCGTGAACGCTACATTTTTACCTAAACCACCAGTAACTATATACAAATGTTTTTTTACCATATGAAATCTTGACTTGGTAAACAATCTTTTTTTTGTAATTGAATCCAAGCTAAACTTGATTGATGTTTATTATTTTTATTCTTGATTGTAAATAAATTAAATGTATGCTTTTCAATTAATTGCTTAAATGCATCTAATTTTTCTTTTGATATACCTTCAATTAATGATTGTGGCAGATTGTTAGAGTTTAAGTGATTTATAATATTTTTAATAATTAAACAAGAGCCTGCATAAGATAATCCGTTATCAATTAATATTGAACTTTCTGCATTCATAAGAGGTAAATAAAATTTTAAGAATGCAAAGACTCCTTTTGTATTAGAATCCCAAGCATCAAAAAATATCAAATCAATCTTATCTTTTGGAATATAGAAAAGATTATAATCTACTTTTTCATTTATAAATGATATATGATTTTTTAAAGCAAACTCATCAATAAGTTTGTTAATATAGTTATAATAGTCTAAATCAGGATATGGTGTAAATTCTTTAACGTTGTTCCAATCTCTACCATCATCAATAGTTATTAATAAACCTTGTTTATTATTTTTTAGAGCAGAGCCTATTTTAAAAGTTGATACCCCTAATCCTGTCCCTATCTCTAAACAAAGATTAGGTCTTTCTGAATTAACAAAGCTGGCGATAATATTTGATGTATTTTCTGTGCCATAAATTTTGTCTAAATAAGTGTTATCTTTTTTGTAATTTAAATAATCATTTAAAGTCATTAGTAAAAACTAATTGTGCAAGATAATCTTTTTGATTTATTTTCTAATACAGCGTGTGGTACATTTGTATGTAAAAATATAGCATTTTGTTTATCTAGAAGAACATTATTTTTATCTATAGTCCATAAAGTTTCGCCATATATATTTTTTGCAATTATAGGGTATGCATCTTTATGTTCATCTAAACTAGCTTTTTTATTCTTAGCTGATGAAAAGTAAAAATTACCTTTTGGCTCTATGCCAACCAACTCAAAAGATTTCTTTACTATTGATCTTAGTTCTGGAAAACAATCCATTACATCTGTAATAATTAAAGTAAATCCCCTATCATAAAATTCTTTTGCATTTTCATATATTAAGTAACCCTCCAAATCATACATATTATCACTTCTGGTTTTTCCATTTTCATCTATGATTTGCACAGACCCATTAACTGCTGTGTATGCTCTTCTACTTGGATTTCTAAATGCCCATCTTCTTTTAATTTTAAGTAATTCTAAGACATCGTTTTCAGTAATGTTAACTTGAATATCGTTAATGTATTTATGTAATAATTCGAAATTTGGTGTCATTTCTTTGTTTTACTAAATATAGGTAAATCAGGCACTTGAACTTCAACATCAGTTGCTAAATCTTCTTTTGGATGATTTTTTAAAAATGCAGCCTCGGATTCGTATCGCTCTCCAGTTTTAATACTTCTATAGGTTGTTTTAGTTTCGCATTTTACTTTATGATAAACAGTCATAGAGTTTTATTACATTAATTTAAGACCCTTGTCCACGACTACGTTTTCTGTAGGGTATCCGTTTACTATAACTTTTAGCGTGCCTTCCAGGACGTTTCTTTGGTGTTCGTTTAATGTAATTACTTACACCGAATAATGGTTTTCGTTTACCCATTCTCTTGAGATCTATCTATAAGGGCATAACTTATAGCACCCTGTATTTTATTACCACCTGAAGCGGCTGCCACAGTTATTGAATCGCCTGCCTCAAGATTAAGCCCTTGTGGTGCTGCATTAACTTGTGTTTTAGCTGCTACATCATCTCTAAAAAATTCATATTCAGCGCTTGAATCAGATGAATCAACTAAATTCATATTAACCAAAATTGCAGATGAAGCATCATTATTAGCGACATAAACACTTTTTACTATAATTGTTCCGTTTGTTGGACAAGTAAGCACTGTAGTTTTACCTGTGCTTGCTTGTTTATATCCTTGATTTTTATATTGTATAGTCATTAAGATAAAAAATAGTTAAATGCATCTGCATCATTTTTTATATCATTCTCATATGAGAAGTTCAATTGAGACTGAAGAGTTCTTAAAGCCTGTAAGACTTGTCTCTGACCTTCAACAGAATACTCTGGCTTTGGTTCTGGTATCTGTATTGTAATTTTTGCCATTATCTTCTACCATCCACTCTAACATCAAATCTAAATTTACCGTATCTCCAGCTCTCATCTAAGTTTTCATTTTCTATCTGCACTGCAGCTAATCGTGCTCTAGCTCTTGTATCCACTTTAGTAGTAGAGGCTGAAACTGTGAAAGGACCTAAAGGACTAGATGCAGCTGTTGATCCTTGTGGAAACTCATTTAAAAAAATTGTAATTTTTGCATTACCTGCAATCCTCTTAAAGTCTGGCATAAATCTTTTTATACTCATTAAAAACTCACCATCACCTGGCACACCTTGTCTACCATTCAAATCAAACTCACCTGATTTAATAAAAGATGTAATAGCAGTTTCTGTGCCATCACCATTTAATTGATTTACACCTGTTTCGTGTTCATAATAAATTGTTGCCCCATTTGAAACACCATTAACAACCGGAAATGTTGGGGTGTCTGAGGACTCAAAGTCTGTTGCATAAGGAGCTTCAAATACTGTTGAGCCCATCCAAGTTGTTCTATCTAAAGTTCCCGTAGTCCAAACTCTTTCTGCATAATTATAGGTTACAACTCTATCGACCACAGTAGAACCAGCTGTAGGGTAAAACCAATTGATTTCTGAATACAACTCATTGATCCCACCAAAAACTATTTGCCCTGAATCATAATTAATACCAGGATTATTTCCGTTTGTGGTAAACACAAAATCCTCTACTAGACAAGGTAAGGATTTTACAGTCCCATCATAAACAAAAAAGCCACCTGTTTTGCCCATCCAAAAAACTGCTCCATTGGCAAACACACCTGCGTGTTGACCTAATAATCCTGCGTTTGAACCAACCTTTCTAATTGAAAAAGTAAAAGGTGGACCTACAAATTGCATTTCATAAGCTGCAGTATCTGTAAGAACTAATATGTAATCTTTACCTTTAAATGCTCCAATGATTTGTGTGCCATCATCTAATTGAAACGTCCCAGCTGTGTTAGTAGATGTTGGATCATAATCAGTTAAGCTCTCCTGATCTGAAAATCTTATGAACATTTTATTTTGTGTAGTGGCTGTGCCTATTGTGGTTTCGGTGCCTAAATGAAACAGATGTCTATCTCTGTCAGAAACAATTGTCATTACAGATTTTGTAGGCATTCCAGTTCCAATGGTTGCTCTTGTTTGTAAAGCATTAGTTAAAGATCCATCCCAAGTGAAAGTTTCTCCATTGTGCACTGTAGCTATAAGAATATTTCCAAAATTATCCAATGACCAATTAGCAGGATCAATTGTGACCGTGCTTGTTGTGGATGCGTCACCCCATCCTATATAATTAGTTATGTCAGTTACAGTTGACCCATCAGAGTGATCAGCTGGAGTAGTTGAGTTTGCCCCTCTACCTAAAGTTTGTAAAGTATTACTCGATTTACTTGCGTAAGTTATGTCTTCAGATCCTATTCTTATTGTTCCTGAGTTTGGAAAATTTGAGGCATCTTGTAAAATTACCTGTGAAGTTGTTCCTGCAGCAAGAGTTCCACCATTATTCATAGTCGTAGTGACCTGGGCAACTGTTCTACCTCCCCAAAGATATGTGCCCCAACCATAACCAGAAGATTGAACTAATGGTCCAACAGCTACATAAGGTCTAACATCTAAGGTTCCGTTGTTCGTTGTTCCTGATCCAGACTCTACTTTAGGCATAGTAATGGTGAAGGTTGTTATTGAAGGCACAGTTTTTACTTCGAACAAGACATCATCAAAATCAGCTGCTACAAAAACTGTTTGCGCTGCATTAAAAGAGCCAGCATTTGCAAAAGTAATTAAATCTCCAACGGCTAAATTGTGAGCACCTGTGGTAGTTATTGTAACTGTAGCTGAAGCATTTTGAGTTGTAATATTCGCACCAGTAGAAAAATTATCAGTATCTAATGGAGTGATGTCGTAAAAGGCACCTGCATAATAAATAACCAAAACTTTATTAGTTCCGATTGCGGCATACCTTTTACCATCGGTGTTAGCAAATACGTGTTGAGCCCTTGCAGCACCTACTAATTTTTCATCAACAAGCGCTGACCAACCACCTATCTTCTCAGGTTCACCATATCTAAATCTAACATTGTCACCATCAACCCAACGACCCTCTGCGTCCGTGGGTGTAGATTGTTTATCGAAACCTGGTGCTATGTTAACTTTTGCTAAAGCCATATCGAGATTATAACATCAATATGCTTTACTTACTATCTACCCCCGTGGCATCGGGACGAGTAACTTTATCGTATATTTTTCTAATGTTTTTGTCAGGGTGTTTTTCTAAAAGGTCTAGATGTGCGTAAAAGAAATGTTGTAGAATATTCATTAAATGTCTAAAAGCTTCAGCATTAAACTTTAACCTTCCAAATAAAAAAATTCTTATTCTTTCTTTCCAAGTGAAATGGAAATTAACGCTTGCGTCTTTTGCTGTTATTTGTAATCTCATTATCCTAAATTCAAAAAAGGTTGATCTACGTATTTTCTACCAGAATCTTGATCTGCTATCAAGTCTTTGAAAGGACCATTGGCATCAACATAATGTAAAAACAAAGATACTTGTCTATCACCTAAAAACCTACCATCTCTTCCGTGTTTTAATTTAGTGCCTTCATAAAAAACAACATCACCAGCATCTAAAGAAATTTTTTCATCACCAGCAACAAATTTCCAATCCCAGTCTTTGTCTATTAACACAGACATACTATATTCACATTCTGGTCTATCACAATGGGGTTCCATTAAATCTGAATGTGTATACACCTGTAACCAACTATAAGTTGGATTAAGTTTTTTTTGAAACACTTCCTCTGCATCTTTTTTATGATGTATTAATAAAGATAAACCAACTCCTTCACAATAAAATGAACTTGAAAAAGAAGCAGTATTTTTTTGTTCGTCAGGTCTAAACACTTTTGGACTCTGACAATGAGTAGTGTTAATGTATGCATAATTCTTTACAAGATTACAAACTTCAGGATTTAAAAATTTTCTCTTTACGGTATACATTAATTAGCCCACATTACTAAAGTCCATCTCAAACCTTTTTGCACAGGTAAAACTGCGTGATGAAACATAAAATTACTTGGAAATATTACAATTCTATTTTGTCTTGGTTTAATTCTTAAAAACTCACCTTTTTTATCTATAAAAGAAACTTCACCGCCTTCATAATCATCGTTTGGAAAATAAATACCCGATAGTCTTCTTAAGGATGTTTGATTATCATCTGCGTGATATTTATAAAAATTATTGTTTTCATATCGTATGGCTGATAGCTCACTAACGTGTGTTAAAAACTCAGTGCTATTAGGAGAAAGTTTTGTATCTTCATTATAAACCCAAAGTGCCTGATTAAATAAGTATTTTAAGTATGATGTCCAGTGTGCTGCTGTGATTGAATCCCCATCTGTAGCAAAAAAATAAGTAAGACAATCTCTAATATTTTTGTTTGTTCTACCCTTACCATCACCTACTTTAGCATCAAAAAATTTACCTTTTTCGTGTGCGTGATTCAACCATAATAATAAATTTTGTAATTTTTTAGTAGGAATAATACTATCGTAATATTTAATATACTCTTTTACTTCCATAGAAGTTGTTTAAAATAAAGATATGAGTTTGTCAATTAAAGTCTATCTAAGTGTACTAAAGTTAAACCAGCATCTTTTAAAGCTGATTTCCAAGACATATTAGTAATTGGGTATGATAGTGTTGAAGAATCAAATGAATCTATTGCAGTAATCGCTGCTTGCACATCAGCTCTTGCAGGATGATCTGCAGGATTATTATCTAAAAATCCTTGATAAACTTCTTTAATTTTTTCTAAACCTGAATCTACAACTTCTTTTGAGTGACTAAAATCTGCAAATGTATTATTATTAAAGACTGCTGCACCATCTGTAATAGCAGTTAAATAAATTTTGTCTGCACACAAATCTACATATTGTTGTTCTGTAATTTCATACCAATTGTCAGACGGATGCATCTTTTGATTTATTTCATAATTTTTACAAGCATCAGTTTTTGCTAAACTTGTTAATGTACCTGATGCGTTTGCTGAATGAATCCAATATGCCATAATAAAATCCTAAGTTAATATTGATACTCTAATAAATCCTGGTCCACCGCAAGAATTTGGATTTGTATCTTGTGGGTTACCTCCTGGGCCACCTAATGTAAAAGGCGTAGCTGGTGCCTCTTCTCCGATAAACGTTTCTATTTCACATCCAACATTACCTGCTGGGTTTGTAGATGCTGATAAAGCAGCGTAATCGACAACTAATGTTCCTCCAGGGCCAGCTGCGATTGTTCCTGCAGTTCCTGGTGCACATTCACCTGGGTTACCGCCTCTTCCTGGGTTCCCAACTGTCATCCCTATAATATTACCTAAAGTAGTGTTTCCTCCAGCTTGTCCTGTGTTATTTCCTGCGTCTCCACCTTTACCCGCTACATAAGCTAATGTTGCAGGAGCAGTATAAGATCCTTTGAATAAACCTACACAGCCTGGTTGACTTGGAGGTGCAGCCATTGATTGACCCATACATCCAGGTTTACCACTTCCCCCTTGACCAGCAAAAGCTAAAAGGCAAGAGCCAATTGTTATAACAAAGTTACCTGATGTATCAGATCCAACTCCACCTTTTTTCTGGTAAAGAGGAATATAGCCTCCATCTCCCCCAGCACCACTTGACGCTGCCGTCAATCTTCCGTCTTCGTCAACAGTA